AAAACTGCCGTTATAGTCTCGTTCTTCACGCCAGTTAGCCGAACCACAATGGCTGTAATCACCACAGTTTTGACACTTTGTTGGTTTGTATTCTACCTGACTCAAATTATATCCAACTTTTATTTACATCATGCTTGATGCTATGTCCTGCAGGAATAATAGAGCTAATATCACGCATAATATATCCATAGTATTTATTAGGCGAGAGCTCTCATACGTTGGACAAGGCGTTCTGCTCTGTTAGTAACCTGACGGTACCATCCACTATCAACCATTTCATCTGCAGCATCATTCCAATTACGGTTGTCAACGCCACGCTTCATTCCTTTGAACTTGCTCAGTCTAGGACGACCCATGTTAAACATCATGTTGGCGACAATTAACTGAACTTCCTCTGGCAAGTCATCAAAGTCTGGATAGAGGATTTCACAATCATTGAGTACTATCTCACAATCTTTTTGGAAAAGTTCTGTAACACGTTCTTCTGTTACTGGTGTGCCTACTTCAGCACCATACTCAGGATCACTTTCAAGTATAAGATGTCCAATACCCACAGTGGGCAGACCCAAATGGTCTAGGTATACTTCGTATACTACACCTTCGTCAGTCGCGAGATCTTCTTGTAAACGCTCTAAATTCATTGATATCTCCTTTTGTGCGAGGTACTCTCGCTGTATTTAAAATACTTTCAATTGCTACTGTGGCTGTTTGCGCATCTCTGTAGCGTTTAGGACTAAGGGGAACGCTGTTTGTAATTGTTTCTTGTGACAAAGGTTGTACAGCGTTCTTTTTAGTGTCTGGCTTTGCAAAGTGAACCATGGTCCAATCTTGTACATCTGTGAGATTGTTTAGGTCATTAATCAAACTAATGAACTTTTGTGGGTATGTACTACGACGCTCTGCTTCTACAAAAACAATATAACGACCTTCACTGATTTCGCCAGCACTAGTTTCTGCATCAATTACCCAGTCATATCCCATTTCAATAAAGTTCTCTAGATCCATTGCAGGCTGCTTGCCAAACACTTTAAACGTTGCAACAATGACTGCATCATCCTTGCCCATCTTAGGCTTGTACTCATCAAAGTGTACAGTGCTTTCAATACGACCTTCTAGGTCCTGTGGATCAAGCGCCATCCTGTTGTTCCTCGTCTGTCTTTGTGTTCATTAGTTCGCTTTGGTCTAAGCCTTCTTCATAAGCATTGTCAATCTCTTGTAGATCGACTTCACTGCCTTCAATTTCCATATAACCGTCACGGAATTCTTTAATAAGTTCAATTGGAAGTTTTACTTTCACTAACCAAACTGGATCTTCACGCATCTTTGCCTTTTTAGTGCCAGGACGAAAATCACCATAGTCTTCAACTTTGACTGGTGTACTAAGTTTGCCACTTTCGTATGTTACTACAGCATTGTAGCCCAGTAGTCTCTTTGCTCCATCTGGATCAGGCATTGCCTTCTTGGGCCACATGAATGTTGCTTCTACCCAATGCTTCTTACGGATAGGGCCTTCTACTAATTCGCCCTTTTTCCAATTTTTAAAAGCATATAAATCTAAACTATCCATGACACGTTCAATATCCATCATTGTTTCGAGGCTACTTTCGCTCATATAGATTGTTTTTGTATTTTTGATTATGTCAACAATATCCATTACACTATCCTATCGTATAACATATTTATCCATTCAACGTGCGCACTCTCTCTAGGATGAGTTGTGTAAAACTGTTGTTCTGTGCGCTTTGCCCAGGTAAACATACCTTCTTGGTCTATAAATTTACTCATGTTGATGTCTGAATACAGTGTTTTTAATGATATATCTGTATCTATATTTGGCTTGAATATAGTATGGTCTACAGTCATAAATGCATAATTTATATTGTGTTTGGCAAGATAATTTTGTAACATAACAATCTCACACAAACTATTATATATTTCCCAATATTCTGATATTGCAATATTTTTTACATAACTATTTGCAAAATCTGTTATACCTCGGGATTCTGCGTTAGCAATATGTTCAGGACTTGTATGCTCTGGCGGTGTAAAAGGATTTAAACTATACCATGGACTTTCACGTTGTCCTGTATCATATGCAAATCTAAATTCATAACGATTAGGAAAACTCCACATAACTGCTACATAAAGATCCAAGTCTTTATATTGATTTACTGCATCCATAACATTACGTCTAATAGCACTATTACTGTAACCAGGTTGAGCAGTATTACAAATATTCCAACCTTTACGTTGTGCTAGTAGGTTTGCCCAAGTATGTTCTTGGCTAGGTAGCTCGCTACCATATGTAAAACTGTCTCCGCCAGCAATTAATACTGTCATAGATTTTTATCTTCTGCGAAATCTTGTGTAAAAATATGCTCATCATCTTTTATGAATTGATCAAGTGTTCTGCTACCAATGTTAAAATGACATTTAAGATCCCAACTTGTTTCAGGTGTCCAATCCTCTGTGAGATATCTAGCACCCAGTGTTTTCATAAGTGCAAAATCATTTGTATAATTTTTTAATGCGGTGTGGGTCTTTTCATATTTTGCATTGACAATATTTTTAACAGGAAATCCGTTATCTTTCATAGTTTGTGCTACTTGTTCTATTGTATATTGCACGGGTCCTGTTGCACTGTAATTTTTATAAAAATGTTTTTCATTACCCAAACACTGTTCGATTGCAGTTGCTAAACACTGCGGATCTAAATATGGTGCCGTAGCACGACCTCTATAGTTGTCTAATACACCATTGTTGTACTGCTCGGTAAAGAGATTATTCATTAGAGGAGCAATATCAAAACTTGTATAGGGTATTCTTGCTTCACGCATAAATGATTCTAGTTGGCTGTGTATAAGCCTCCATGGACCAAGACTGCCTATTTTAACAATGTGTTTGATATTGCTATTCATCGCACTAAGCATAAAACGCTTTGCGTCATCTAGCACAGTTTCAGTTTTAGGTAGTATTAAAAATACTACGTCACTTTCTAATAAGGGATCCCAGGTACTACTGTCACTTATGTCGTAACTAGTGTACAGATAATCACCTGTAAAGTATTCTCCAATTTGACTGTTACGCCCTGTAAATGTTTTTTTCATACTTTGAATATAGTATCACTGTTGCTGTTTGCTAGTATTTCTCGAGTACGATCTGTTTTAAGTCCAGTCATTTGCAACACTGCACGAGGATGACTGCTTGCATTTGCTGTACAGTGCGGGACATTACTCCAATCAAACACATGCACTTCTCCTGCACGCCATCTATCATACATGCAGTTTCCATACATATAAAAATGTCCAGGCTTCCAATCATCTAACATAATAGTAATACGCACAATACGCTCTGGATCTTCTGGACAACGATCCCACAGTTTATCAATGTGCATGTTAAACATTTGACCAGTCATTTGTATATGTGCTTGCCACTTAACTAAACTAATACCATCACTGGTCAGTTGAAAGTAATCCATCATTTTGTACAGTGTTGGATAGTCTGACCAGTCTGCAAAACTATTTTTATTAGTAAGCATTATGCCTTTTGGATCACCACCTGCTTGTGCAATGTCGTATTCTTCTTGCGATAGCATGTCAGGATCTTTGCGCTTTTGTGCAAAATGTTTGCGAGTTGCCCAGTTAACAGGATGTGTTGCTTGTACAAGTCTATCACGTTCCTCACGCCAGTCGCCTTCAAATCTACCAATTACGTTAAACCAGTCGCCAGGCTTATCTTCTATAGTGTCATCAAAATGATATTCACTGTGTCTAACAGTCCAATCCCAACTGCTTGGATATAAGTCGGGATTGTCTAGGTTTGTATTTTTATTCCAATTTCTCATTGTGTGTCTTTTTCAATGTGAGGCTTACTGCCGTCAATCATATGTCCTATATCGTTTCTTCGTCTATCTAACCAACTGTTTTCTACATAGTGTACATACTTTGCATTTGGATCTTTGTTAAGAATGTAATGCAAACGTTCATTGTTGTAATCTACAGGAATATCTAGTACGCTGTCAAGACTTTTAACATACTGGTGTCTAAACATATAAAGCAATTCAACACTTAAAAACGTGTGTCGATACTCCATGATATCTTCGATCTTATTTAAGTAGTTATGCAGGCTTTCTACACCGCGCTTGCGTAATTGGTTTTGTGCAGTAATGTTTTGATCTCTGCCAATAATCCCAACTTGCAAGTTGCCTTTTTCATTGAGCCTACGCAATACTTCTTTGTAGTCAGGATACTTTGTATGTCTTACGCCCATAGCATCTTTATCAACATAAGGACCACTAACACTTAGCACATAGTTTTCATGCTCTGTCCAGTCATAGTTGTCAATATTTTCAGGTGTGTTCCAAATATCTTTGAATGGAGCATTATCGTGGTTAATCCAGTATTCACGCAGTAGTTGGTCCCATCCATGCACATTGCTGTGCATGGAGAGAACTTTACTAAACACATGATTACCTGTGCCCTGTGGGCCACTAATAACTAGTATGTTTGCCATTACTTTACTAGCTCTGGCTTGTATACTGATTTTAGACCAAACGCTTGTGTGTTGAATTCCACTAGTGTTTGTAGTGCATCTGCAGTAACAAACTTCATTAGTGTATCAACTTGTGCATTGCCTGCATCACCTAGCATCCACTCATAGTTGCCAACTTTCTTTTGAATCTTCTTAACACTTTCAGGATTCTTTGAAACTTGCTCCAGTGCTGCTACTAGTTTAGCACGATTAGGATTGTTTTTGTTTACCCATAATGCTTTTTGTAATCCATCACGGAAACTTTTTACAAGTTTATATGCATCTGCTAGATCGCCTTTTGGCATGTCTTTATACATAGCACTAAACTGTGATTCCATTTGAATGCCTGGATAGTTTGGATCATCTGCATGTGAACCGTCTGGCTGTAGAATGCCATGATGGAACCATAAACGTGCTTC